TCCACAACAGCTTGGATCTTCTGGTGAGTAGAGATCCCAACTTTGTTGAAGACGGGGACAACAACCAGACCGAAAGATTTGGTATAGTTGTTCACATCACCAGGAATCAGTTCACCACTACGGATGCGAGCTGCATCGTTTTGGTGCATCCGAATCACACGGCCGATGGTTTGAGAGATACCGATGTAGTCCATGTTTCGCATGAAGATGACACCTTCAAGACCACTCACATTGATACCCTCAGAGAGGATAGAGTGATGTAGCACAACGAACTTCTTAGAGTCATCTTTACCCCATGCACTTAGGGTCTCAAAGAATACCTCACGATTCACCTTTTGACCATTGATGATTGCACCAGTCTTTGCAGTGATGTAGAGATAAGAGAACCCACGATCTTGGAGTTGTTGAATGAAATCAGTCTCAGACATCAGTGCAACAATCTGTTTGGTAGCTTTCGCACAGATCAACACTTTGTCCTTACCACATTCGTCCAGAGTCTCCATTAGATTCTCACAATCCCGATCTGCAGGAATCTTACCCTTACCAACCATCGGAAGTTGTTTCGCAAGAACTTTCGGAGGGAGGATGTAACCACCTTGCACAAGTTCAGGTGCAGGAACATTACAAATGACCTGACCATAAACTTCTACATCATTCATCCCAGGCTTACCGACTGCGAGTGAATGTTTGGGAGTCGCAGTGAAGAAGTAACAACGATCAGCTTCTTGACTGAAGTATTCAGTTGCAGGGAAGAAGTTGCGTTTGACGGAGTTGTGGGCTTCGTCAAAGTAAATGGTATCAACTTTGATACGAGATTGCTGCAGTCGTTCCAGAGAATTGTAGGTGGTGAAGATCAACTTGTGACCACGAGTGTTCAACCACCAGTTAGAAATCTCTTGGGGTTTGGTAGTAGAAAAGTGATGAGTTTCACCACTATGAACATGCATTACATGTGCATTGGTGATAAACTCCAGAAACTCAGAACAGAGTTGTTCTGCCAGGAGGATGCGCGGACAGCAAACTACAATAGTCTTTCCAGTTTGTGATTGCATTTGCATCATTTCTGATCTTGGAATTGAATCATTGCATCTTTGATCATTTTTAGGGTCTTCCCGCCACCAGTGGGAACAATAATCTGACCTTTCTTGTGCAGTTGCATTAACTCAACTGCGCGTTCTTGGTGTGGTCGGAGATTCATCAGATCGTGTTTCAACATAGCTAGGATACCCCCTCACCCGTTGCGGGGCAAGGGGGCATTGATCAGGAGTCCTTATAGATTAGATAAGTTCTCAAAGAGAGGGAACTTCTACAAGTTGAGCACCTTTACGGAGATTTGCATTTGCAAATACCAGTTGTGCATTTTCAACTGTAGTTGGTCCACCTTTCGACCAAGGATCTTTATGGTCGATGTGAGTCACAGATCCATCGTAGATGTGACGTGCATCAATAGGCTCATCAGTCAATGCACAACGTCCATCTTGAGATTTCCAAAGAGAGAATCTAATCTTAGGATCATACTTGCGATCTTTGTCACGGAGAGTCAGAACATTGTCTGGAGCGGAAGAGATGGAATCAACCAACTTACTGAGTCGGATTTGAAGGAAATTGGAGGAAGAGGAACGGAGAAGACCAGCATAAGTACGAAGATTATTACCCTTTTTGCCTCTGTAAAGAATCTCATTATCATCAATTCTTTGTGCCTGACTTGCTGTGAACCAGTTGTAGAAAGCTTCGTAATCTTCGATGACAATCGAATTATTGTTAAGATAGTTCAACAACATTGCAAAGTCAATCAGGTTGGAGTTTCTCTTACCACCAGCATCAAATCCAGCAGCACCATAGTTGACAATAATCTTAGAAAGTTGGTCTACAATAGTTGCAGTTTTATTGAAAGAAATAACCTCAACTGTAGAATCACCATAAGCAGCATCCAGAACATTCTTATTCAGATTCTTTATCCCATGAGCAACGATGGTAGAGATTGTCACAACTAATTCATCGGGATAACGACGATTCATACTCTTGGAATTATACAATATAGAAAATCCATTCAAGTGACTTTGAACAAGATTTCTAACAAGAGAACCGAAACGACAAGGAATAGCGTTGCGTTTCTCTTGATGGTTAAGGGCAAGACCCTCATTGATATTACTGAACAGTTCAGCAAGACCCCTACGATCAGATTGCAAAACTATAAGAGTATTCAGAGAAATGTTCTCAATGTAGTTGCGAACTTGTGGATCTAGATCTTTGAAATACTTATTATTTTTGGTAGCTTCAAAGTACACAATGTTATTGTGTTCAATATAGTATTTCCCTTCAAAAAGGGGAAACTCATTGTTCAGAAACTTGCAGATGCAGTTATCACGATTATTTCCATCAATCGTGATATAAACAAACTTTTGATCTAAAAGATCTTTAAAAAATTGATAGTCAGAATGAGTAGGACCATAATGAAGTCCAACATTCTCCAACAATGCAGAGATTTTACCCAAAGTAATTGGGGTAATTGCTTTACCTTCAAGCACAGACTTAATGTATGCTTGATTCATTGCAGTACTCCAACGTGTATTGGACTGGAAGGCTTCATCAAGATAAATCTCGGTGTCCTTTTGTAGAGAAGCCAGTTGAGATACAGTCAGAGTGTACGTTTTGGTGTTAGTTTTCATGGTTTTTTGTTTGTAAGGTTTGCATCTAGGACTTGGAGTTTTGACCGTCTCAATTAAGAGTTGGGATTGTGTCCGTGTCTTTGATGTTTTGAGTATAGATCAGACAAAGAACTATGTCAAGGCCCCTGTCTGAGATTTGAGGATTTCGTAACAATAATCAATGTTACAAGAATCAAGAACTCTCATCATTAAAGTGAGTGTTCTTTGATGTGGTCGTTGTTTCCAACCATACCAAGCTGTTTTCTTTCCTACAGCGTAAGGAGGGACTTGTCCCACAGAGTAATACTGATCAGCTGTGGTGTCATAGGTAACGCCTCTGTCATCATACAGCCACCAGTGTGTATCACCTCTGTAATCTATTCCACTCATCGGAATCAAATCATGAGGATCCAGGAGATAGAATAGGGCTTGAGATGAATGATAACAATGCCCATACATCGGGTTTGTTTCATTCTCCTTGCGATACTTTTTAGTCAGCAAGTCGGGTGTGAGTTGAGTGCAAATGATTTTCATCATTGATTCTGCACCCTCTTCAGAATAGTAAAAAGGGACGAATCTTAGAGAACGAGTCTCAAAGATTTCATCCCCATTGTATCGGTGTCTTTCAACAACCTTCATTTACCCTATCCTTTACCATAATCAATCATACTAGAAGTTCCGCAAAAGGGCAAGAGTTTCAGGATCAAACTCTTCTTGAACCCCACCAATAGGAAGCCAATCTTCGGGTTCGGTTTCCATCATAGATTGGTAGAGATCATCTTCGTTCAGATAATCAAGATACTCAAAGTCGTTCATGTGTGAATCAGTTGAACAAGGCCAAAATAGTGTGGATTTGGGAGGAAGTCAAGGGGCTGACCGATCAGAGATCCTTATCAGTCCCAAGATACATTTTGTAGAAGAAAGCCAGGCATCACCATAGACCAGGCACCCTGATCTGCCACACCTGAAACTCTATATTGCCACTTGTAGGCAAACTTATTATGACTATCCCAAGTCATAAAACCTTTCTCCTTATCAAACCAGGACTTGATTGTGAGTCCAAAGCGATTAGAGAAGATGTTGCGAGTGCGGAGTGCTCCACCAGTTTCACGGGTTTCTACCACTTTACAGGTGTCAAACTGTGTCTGCAAACTTACATCCAGAGCACACGGAGTTTCATAGGTGAATGTGCGATACACCTTTGGTGTTGATGGTGTCCTGACAGCTGCATCGTGATTGTGTGCAAATGCAGGTGTAGTCAGCAGTGCAGCGGCAAGTAGTAGTGATTTCATTTAGATTCTACATAAACATAATTGGGATGTTTGGCTTTGAAAGCCTCTACCTGCTCCGTTGTCTTTAGAAAGACAGAAAGAGTAGTGTTTGGATGTTCTTTGAAGTAATACTTCACTTGAATGAGGTCTTTCATATCACGCAGGGATTTGTTCTTCATTACCTTTAGGAGTATAACACTTCCACTC